TTCCCGAATATGCGAAAGCGTGGCAAAGAGACTATAAAAAATAATAATTGAAAAATTATGCAAATTAAATGGGTCAAAAAAATTCTTTCGCCAAAAGATTGGGGACAATTTTATAAAGATAATCCATCTTATTGTTTTTTAACAAAAAGTATTGATGGCATATTGGCCGCTTTTGTGATTGCGGATAATGGCGAAGAACATTTTGGTTGTGAAGAATTAACGATGGATGAATTGCGGCGGGTTGATAATTATCGTAAGAGAATTGGCCATTTTACGCGGCCATTTACTGATCAAGAAACTTTACAGGATAAAATAAGACAAGCCGAATTGAATAAAACCATTGATAAGACGCGAAATGATTTGGAATTTTTAAAAATCTTTTAAGAAATAGAAACTTTTAATAAAGAATTAAAAAAAGATTACGAGATCTTGTTACAACCAAAATGATATTCAGCGCAATAAAACCAAAGACTTTTTATTATTTTTATTGCTTGTAATAATAATACCTTTTTGGTTATTAGCGGCCGTTATTTTGGCGGGGATTGGAAGAATAAGTGATATTTTTAGAAAATTAAAAAAGCTCGATTTTTTTGCATAATTAGAAAAAGTTTGCAAAATATTTAAATTATGTATAAAATATAGTAAACAAATAAGATAAGTTGAGATTTTTTTATCAAACAAAATAAACGAAAATTTGTTTTATGAGCGCACCTAAAGGACATCCTCGTTATGGTGGTGGTTCCCCAAAAGGTACCAAATATAAAAAAACTTTGGAGAAAGAAGAATTGCGCCACGCATTGGAAGCGAAAGCGGCCGAAAAATGGAAGACTATTGTCGATTCTTTAATTAAGAATGAAAAAAAATATGTTGTTGATCAAGTAATCGGCAAAGCGAATGAACGAGTCCAAATTCAAACTGATGTTAATTTGAAAATTGATTTATAATGCGAGAATGCGAGAAGTTAATCTATCAGATCTTGTTCATCCTTCCGATAAACAGAAAGAAGCATTTAAGGCTGTGGATAAGTATAAATATTTACTATATGGTGGTGCAAAGTTTGGAGGGAAATCATATTTTTTGCGGTGGGTGTTAGTTAAATTGCTTGTGAAGTGGGCTTACCAAGGTTTTCGTAATGTCAGAGTGGCCCTCTGTTGTGAAGATTATCCAGCCTTAAAGGATAGACAGATTACTAAAATTAAAAAAGAATTTCCTCAATGGTTGGGAGATTTGCAAAATAATGTTATTGAAGGTCTAAGTTTTATCCTTAAACCTGAATTTGGAGGGGGAATTATTGCCTTGCGCAATCTTGATGATCCTTCTAAATATAGTTCTGCCGAGTTTGCCGCGATTGCTATTGATGAATTACAGCGTAATCCCGAAGAAGTTTTTAGTGAAATGCGGTCAATTATCAGATGGCCTGGGATTACTGATGTAAAGTTTATTGCTTCAGCAATGCCAGGAGGAATTGGCCATAATTTTGTTAAAAAGATATGGATTGACCGTGATTTTCCTCCTGAAGAATTAGAAAAAGACCAATTCCATTGGGTTAGGGCCCTGGCATATGATAATCCTTATCTCTCTGATAGTTATTTGAATCAATTAAAAGCTCTCCCAGAAAAGAAAAGAAAAGCTTATTTAGAGGGGAATTGGGATATATTTGCTGGTCAATATTTTGATGAATGGCGATCTGATAGACATACAATGCCTGCTTTCTCTATTCCAAATACTTGGTTGAAATATAGGTCTTATGATCACGGCCGAGATAATCCCGCTTGTTGCAAATGGTATGCTGTGGATTACGATGGCAGAGTATGGGTGTATAGGGAATTGTATCAAGCAGGATGGAATGTTCCCGAAATCGCCGCTAAAATTAAAGAATTATCAGAAAATGAAGAATATCAGTGGAGTGTTGCAGATAGTTCTATTTTTGACCAGACAGGCCAAGGTGAAAGTATTGCACAGATGTTTGCCCGTCAAGGAATTGGTTTTATTCCAGCCAATAAACGAAGAATAGATGGTTGGACTTTAATGCATCAATATTTAGCTTGTGACACGGAGAAAGCGCCTAAGATGATTTATTTTACAAATTGTTTGGATTCTATTCGGACGATTCCAAGTTTAATTCACGATGATAAAGTTGTAGAGGATTTAGATACTGACGGTGATGACCATTGTTTAGCAGGAGAAACAAGAATTGATACATTTTGGGGTAAAAGAAAAATTAAAAATTTAATAGGAAAAAAAGTTTATGTCAATACTTTGGAAGGTTTTCGTAAATGTAAAAGTATAAGAAAAACTAGAAAAGCGAAAGTATGGAAAATTATTTTAAGCAATAATAAAATAATTAAAACAACTGCTGATCATCTATTTTTAACTACCAATGGTTGGAAAATGCTTAAAGATATTGACAAAAGATATGATTTACTGATAGAATGGGATATATGTATAAAATCATATCTAAAACTATTCAAGAATTTAATAGTCAACGGTATTATTTATGTGGTGGTTTTTTCCAAAGAAATGGTAAAAGATTACATATTGCTGTTTGGGAATATTATAAAGGGAAAATACCTAAAAAATTTCACATTCACCACAAAGATGGCAATCGAACGAATAATAATATCACGAATTTGGAAAAACTTACGGCCTATCAACATTTGTCACTTCACGCGAGAACGGCAAAAGCAAAAAGAAGATCCCGAGAAAGTATTAAAAAAGCAAGACCATTCGCAATTTTATGGCATAAATCAAAAGCAGGCAGAAAATGGCATAGTCAACATTCAAAAGAAATTGCTAAGAAATGGAAATGGATTAAAAAAAATTGTATTATTTGCGGAAAAAGTTATTCAACGCCTCAACAATTTGCTTTTAGGTCAAAGTATTGTGGTCTCAATTGTAGAGCTACTGCCTTGCGGAGAAAAAGAAGTATATAATCTTACTGTTCCCAGAATTGAACACTTTACTATCGAAAATGGTATTGTAGTTCATAATTGCGCGGATTGTGATCGTTATTTCTTAATGGGATTAAGAGAACAAAAATTACAAACTCCTATTGAAAAACAACATATTTCTGAAGTAGAAAAACAGCTTAAACTTTTAAAAGAAGAACAGGAAAAAATAGATTTTAATGAATTTTATGCCTGAAGATAAAGAACTAAATAAAACAAAAGCGCGTCCAGTTTTTAATGAGAGTTTATTGTCTGAAGAAGATTTGGAAAATTTTAAATTTGTTAAGACAAGAATTGACCAGTTAAAATTAACCAGACAAAATGTTTTTGGTGTAAATTTAGAGGAAATCTGGCAAGATGCAGATAAAAACTGTATTCCTCATCGGGTTAAGGGTAAAGGTAACAAGACTCTTGTGGAATATGATGAAACAACAGGTTGGCGAGGAACAAGTCATTTTGTGGATTTAAAAAGCGCTAATTGGCAATCAGATTTTGCTCATTCTAATCCTTTTGTGAAATTACAGACTGCTTTAGCGATTTTAATTGATAGAAATCCTGAAGGTGTCTTTTTGCCTGGCAGTTCAAAATATGAAGCGATTAACGAACTAGTGAAACAGTTGTATCACAGAAACTGGGAGATGACAAAATCTAAACAACAACTTAAATTGTTCGTTTTCAATTTGATTAAATATGGTTGGGCTTGCGCGAGAACTTTTCCTTTGCAAATTAAGAAAAAAACTAAATTTATTACAGAATATAATGAAGAAAAACCAGAGGATTCAATCTATTCAGAAAAAGAAGTCTACGAATTTAATGATGTTTACAGAGAGAATCTTGATCCGTGGAATACTTGGATTGACGACTTAGCGCGGCCTAATGATGTGTTTTCTGTCAGGGATTGGTGTTGGCGTAAAGTTTATGCAATGGATAGAGCAGAGGAAGAATTTGGAAAATATGCAAATTGGAAATATGTTCAAGAAGGGGGAATTACCACGGATAAAATCAAAGGATTAGGCACAAGTAAAAAATTTCAGGAAACTAAACTTATTGAAGTATATTTTTATGAAAATAGAATCAAAGATTTATGGATGGTGATTGCTAATAATATTCCTGTTTTAATTGAACCATTGCCAATTTCTGATATTAACGGAGCAAAAAAATTATCCTTATGGCAAACCTATTGGCTCTTGCGGCACGCTGAATGTCCTTATGGCGTAGGATTATATGAAGCAATTAGATATGATCAAACTTTGCTAGATAGAATCCGCAATATGACCATAGACCAATTAACTTTGTCTATTTACAAGATGGGATTTTATCAAGGCACACAAACTTTAAGTGATACAGGTATTATCCATATTAAACCTGGGGTACTAAAACAAGTATTGAATCCTAAAGATATTACTTGGTTTGAGATTCCAGGCCCAGGCAAAGAAGCGTGGAAAGGAATTGAGATTTTTCAGAATGATGTTAATGTCAGTTCAGGAGTCTCTGAAACTTTAATGGGAGAAGTCACAGGCAAGACTGCTTTTGAAATAGCCCAAGCTAAAGAGGCTGCCTTAAATCGTCTAAAATCGCCTCTTGACAATATTTGTGAAGCTTTGGAAACCGATGCCTATTTAACTTTAGATTTGATTCAGATGCTTTATTCTATTCCTGAAACTATTAAGATAGCTGATCCTTCTAAAATTGACGCTTATCTCAATGCTGTGAATTCTGATCCTGCTTTATTTGAATATGATAAAGAAGGTAATTTTATTGCTAAAATCTACCGTGAAGTTCAATTAGGATTAGATACCAATGAAAAAGGTCAGTTAGTAACAAGTGGCGAGACAAGATTCTTTAGAATCAAGCCTGAAGGTTTAAAATGGGAGGGCATTATCAATATTAAAGCACAGTCTATTCTTAGACCTTCCAAGGAATTAACAAAAGCGATGGATTTGGAATTTGCTAATTTATTGATTCCTTTGCTTGCGCAACCTCCTGAAATTGTGCTTAAACCAACAAAACAGTTATGCAAAATTTATGATAAAGATCCTAAAGATTGGTTGCCTGATAGTTGGTTTCAAACGGAAAGTCCATCTCAAAATATATCTCCGATGACTAATCTTCCTTTGCAAAATATTCCTTCTGTAAAATTACAACCAACTCAAGGTACACAAGGAGGAAGATTAGTAAATAATTTAATGAACAAAATTGGAGGTTTTCTTAAAAGATGATTCCTTTAACAGATATAGAAAAATCTCAACTTAAACACTTAATAACTTCTCGAGAATGGTTTTTATTAGAGCGAATGCAGGAATATTATTTGAATGAAAAGAAAAAAACTTCTTATATTGCTGATTCAGAATGGGAAACAATTAAAAGAACATTGGAAACTGAAGGAAGAATTCAAGGAGTCAAAGAATTTTTAGAAGAAATAATGAAATTAGCTCAAAATGATTGATTATTACGAAAAATTCAGATTAGTGGATAAAAATGGGAAAAATGATTTAATCGCCGAAGTTAATTGGAATACTAAGAATAAAGATTTGAATGAATGCAAGGTTGTAAAGTTCATTTTGGGAGGCAAAACTGCTTATATTTCTAAAGAAATGCTGAATACAATGCTTTTTGTGATTGGTTCTCGGAAAGAACAAAGAAAGATGATTCCGCAGGTTTTGACTCGGGTTCGTCATCTTAACAAAACAATGTGGGTAATGTTAAAAAGTGATGCAAAAAAAGGTGATATTATCAAAGTACCTGTGAATATTACTGTTCCTGCTGTTTCAGAAGAAGTAATTAGTGAAATTGGCAGAGATCTAAAATTTAAAGATTTATCTTATTTAAAAGAGAAATTAAAGCAGGAAAAGGAGAGAGATATTAAGACCACCTCCTTAAGTGAGACTGATTCAGCTAACCCAACTATAAAATAGTGAGTTTATCGAACTATTTAATTAAATTAAAAATATGCAAAGAGGCAGACCAAAAAAAATAATCGTGGAAGATAAAAATGATTCTTTACAAAAAAAGGAGATTGATTTATTAATAGAATTAGCGACTATTGTTAAAGAATTGGATAAAAAAATAGATAAACTAATACAGATTCAACCTGTTTCAGAGAAAAAAACAGAAGAAAAATTACCTGAAAATGAGATTATTTCTAATGTGCCAGTGCCTACAGAATACAGAAAAATTGTAGATGAAGTCTTAAATCAAAAGTTTGGAATCAAAATAGAACCATTAAGTGATAGTCCCCAGTTTATAATGACTGTTGTCGTTCCTTCCGAATATAGTCCAATTACTCCTGAAGAGAAACAGATGATGGGAGCTGATTTAAGGTCTGCCACTTTAAGTTATGTTGATGCTTTGTCTAAAATAAGAATTTGGGTGGAAAAAATTTACAAGAGTTTCAATCCTGAAATGCAATCTAAAATATTATTTGAACGCGCTAATCCTTATCTAAAATAAATTTATGCCACGAACAAAAAAAGGGGCTAAAGTATTAAAAAAAATGCGGGAAACTTATGGAGCAGAGAAGGGCAAAGAAGTATATTATGCTTCTATTGTCAAAGGTAAAAAGGGTAGTTCTAAATGGGAAGGTAAAGGCGGAACTGGAAAATTAGCAAAAGCGAAAAAAACTTATGCTAAAAAGAAAAGGAAAATCCAAACCTCGGACGGTTATATGTATGCTTAAAAATTTATTTAAACATAAAAAAATGAAAAAATTAGTACTCAAAAACTATTTCTTTTTCGGAATGCCTGAACAAAATATTATTAGTTTAGGGGAGTGGTTAGTTAATTTAAAATTGCACGGAAAAGAATCACGTTCTCGTTCTCGTTTTATTAAATTAGTTATGGATAGAGTTCGTGAAATAGACGAAGAGCGACAAAGACTTTTAGAAGAATATGGGAGTAAAGATAAAAATGATCAATTGATTTATTTTGATAAAGAAAAAAAAGAAACCAGTAACCGTAATGAAGCAATTTCAGTAAAAATGAAAGACCAAACAGCTTTTATTAAAGAATTTAATACTTATTTGGAAGAAGATTTTGTAATTGATTGTAGCCCTGAAACACAAGATACCATTTACGGAGTCAAAGATATTATTTTGAATACCAATGATGAATTTTCTGGATTGATGGCTAGTCGTTATAATGAATGGTGTGATGCTTTTGAGAATGTTAAAAAGGAATAATGTGCAAATATGTGAATTTAAGTATATAGTTAAGTTAGAAAAAATAGTGGAATTAAGATGTTTTCGCTGTAAACATCTTTTAGCCAAAGAATCTAATTTGAAAAATGGAAGTTTAGAGATTAAATGTTCGCGATGTAAAACAATCAATAGAATAAATTTTCATTAGAGTCATAAGAACTCCACAAATAGAGAAAGTCTTGAACTTCTCAATGTTTTTGGAGTTTTTATATTGCTAATTAAAATTAAAAGCATATCCCGCCTCTTCAAGCGGGTTAACAAAGGGAAGTCAAAAATATGCCAAATATAATTGGTGAAGTCCCCGAGTTCAATGATGCAGAATCAAAAGAAAATCAAGATAATAATGTTAAATCTTCTGATTCTATAGAAGCAATTATTGAAGGGGATAAGGAAGTCAAAGAAACTGATACTGATAAGGTATCAGAGGAGAAGGAAACTCCAGATGAATCTTCCACTTCAGAAAAACCAGCTCAAAAGAGTGATGATGGCAGTGGTTCGGCAGAAGCAGTAACTGGCTTGCAAAAAGAAAAAGATAAACTTTTGCAAGAAATCCAGAATTTAAGAACTGTTCGCCGAGAAATAAAACAGAAAGAAATACCTCCTGCTCCGCAAGCAGAAGATAAACTTGAAGATATTGCTCCTCAAGATTTGCAAGTTTTGGATAGAATTTTGAAAGCAAAAGGAGTATTAACGCGGGAAGAATGGCAAAGGGAAGAATATCAACAGATTCAAAATCAGGAATTAGAGAAATTTCTTGATAAATATCGGGAATTTCGTCCTGAAAATGATCCTGAAGATAAAAATTGGAATGCCCTTTTAAAAGAGTTTTCTCTTTATAAAACTCCTGCAGATCCTCATCAAGTTGGGATGTTTTTAGAGAGAGCAAGACAAGTAATTTCTGTTCCTTCCACTGGCGAACGAGACGCCAAGGTTAATCAAAACAAGATAGAATTAGCAAGTAAAGGCAGAGGAGGCGTCCAACGTTCTTCTTCTTCGCAATCTTCAAATTCCAATCTTTCAGAAAATGAAAAGGCGGAATTATTGCGTCGAGGAGGTTGGTCAGAAGAAGAAATCAATGACTTATTAAATAGATAAAAATATGGCAGGATTTCAAAAATTTGCGCCCATTAGCGAAGCGGATGCAATCGTAGAAGGCACAATCAGTAGTATTACGGTAACAAGAGGAGATTTGTTGGAAATAGTTGCTGGTGCCACTACTTGGACTGCTTGCACTTCGTCATCTAACCATTTTACAACTAAGGCAATAGCTTTGGAGGATAAAACTTCCAGTGATACTTTAGTACGGTTATTGCTTGTAGATACAGTCAATCTTTATGTGGCAGAATCTGCTAATAACAGTAGTGCTAATCATAATGGTGATTTAATGGTTTTGACGGATACAAATACAGTCAATAATACTGGTACTAATAGTACTAGTGTAGCAGCAGTTGTCCAACAAATTGTTCCTATTGGTAGTGCTTCTGACAAAAAGATTTTGGTTCGTTTCTGTGGTTTGCAAGTTGTAGATCCTGATGCCACATAAAATTTATGCCGAGTACCTTAACTATAGCTGATGTATCAGATTTAGTAGACCAATCTATCCGAGATATCTGGATTAAAGGTAGTGAGAAAGAATCAAGAATGTTTGAACAGTATTACAATGTGGTATCGGGAGTAACGGATTATTACCTAAAAGATAGTTCTATTTCTGGTTTGGGTTATGCAAGCAGAGTTGTAGAAAATGCGGTAATTGTTGCGGAAACTCCAGTGCAGGGCTTTGATAAAACCTATACACAGGTAAATTTTGGCAAGATTCTTCCAGTTACAAAAGTGATGTGGTTCTTCGGTATTCAGAAGAGAAAATTAACCGCGATTGCCGATGAATTACGCGCTGCTTGCGCAGATATGCGTGAGTTGCGTTGCGCCGAAAGATTAGTAAATTCTTTTTCTACTAATTATACGGTGAGCGACGATGCTGGCAATTGGACTGCAACTACAACAGGTGGTGATGGAGTAGCGATGATTAGCGCTTCCCATACTAGAGAAGATGGTGGAACTGATTGGGGGAATAGAATTACTGATGGTTCAACAGTGAATATGGATTGGGAGTATGATGCTCTGAAAGCGGCCCATAGAACGGCTGCTCTTATTCGTAATCCCAAAGGCAAGAAGATGAATATCAATCTTGATACTTGGGTAGGAGCAAAAAATTATACTAATCATCATCGTGCTGTGGAAATGCTGGGAGCAATGAATAAAGGCTGGATGCCTGGAACCGCGGAACACGATTCGGCTGGCGTTATAACTTACAAGATTCTCGCTTTGCCTTGGATTGAATCCAATACAGATTATTGGTGGATGTTTGATTCTTCTAAGAAAAATGATACTTATGGTCTCCAATATAAAGAATCTCAAGGGATTACTTTGGATGGACCAAATATTGTTTTTCGGACAGAAGAAATTCAATATCGGTCTACAGTAATGTTTGATACTGGTTTCAACGATTCAAGAAATTGGGTAGGTTCAAAAAATACAAATGCAGCTTAAAAGTATTTGTAAAATAAAAAATAGTGGTTCTCTTCGATCGGTTGCCTGATAATTAGTCGTCAAAATGGCAATAATTAAATACTGGAGAGCCGAGGAGAGAACCACTCTAAACTCTTAAAATCTCCAAAAATAATTAAATATATGTTTATTAACGGAAATTCCTATACACGGTTTAGGAATATCAGTTTGACTGATGGTATTGTGAGATTTGGTTCTGTTTTGTCTGCCGCCCTTTCTGCTTCTTCTGATATGGCTATCTATGTGCGAGGAACTACTTTGTATTTCTGGAATGGAACAAGTGAAACAGCGATTATAACTGGTACTGGTGCTGGCGCTACTTCGTGGGATGACTTGTATGATGCAGATCAAACTTTAGCAATTGATGGCACAAGCACTTTAACCTTTGATGTCCAAGCAGATATTGATGGTTTAACCGTAAGTAAATCAGGTGCAGGCGCAGGTAGTCCAATTGTGATTGCCAATTCTGGAACAGATTATGATATCTCTGGTCCAGCGTGGTCTATTATATCTACTGGTTCGGTAGGTATTTTGGAATTAGCATCAGGCGGGACAATCAATGCTACTGATGGCGCTTTGACGATTGGTAAATCAAATACAATAACAGATATTGCTGGTAAATTCAGGATTGCTGGAACAGCAGCTGCTGCTTCTTTTACTTTGACTGCTGGCGATGCCGTGATGAGCGATAGTTCACTTGCAATTACAGATGCGGACAATGCGACTACTTTTACAGTTACGAATGACACAGCGACTACTGCTACTGGCGTAGTAAAGATTTCTGCCGATGGAGTAACTTCTGGTATTGTAATAGATGTCAATGCTGATGCTTTGGAAAATGGAACTATCTTGCATCTTGATTCAACGGTTGCCGCAATGACAACTGGTTTATTTATTGATTGTTTTGATGGCGCTGCTTCTGCTTTTTCGGTTGGTATTTATGGTACAACTACTATTGCTGGCGCTGAAGCAAATAATGTCTTTGTGATTACAGCTGGGGATGCGGTGATATCTCTTGGTTCTCTGACAATGACTGATAATGACAATGCTTCTGCTCTATCAGTAACTGCCGATTCGGTTACTACTGATACAAGCGGCGCGATTTTCTTATCAGCCGATGGTTTGACTGCTGGTTATGGTTTATATCTTGCTCATACAACTAGTGTGATTACGACTGGTTCAGTTTTAAAGGTTGTTTCAACAGGTGTTGATACAGGAACAGGTCAAGGCACTTTGGCTGATTTTGTATCATCTGGAACAGCAGCAGCTACCGTTGTAAAAGTTACCACCGCAGCGTTAACTACTGGAAAAGCAATGCAGATTTCTGCTGGAGCTACTCTAACTGAAGGTTCATTACTTTATGTTCAGGATACTGGAGCTAATTGTGCTTTGACTTCTGGAACAGTAGCGACTTTTAATGAAACAGCTACAAAGATAGAAGCTGATGTTAATCGTACTGGTTCAACAGTTAGTGTCAGTTCAAGCCGTACTCTAAATAATGCTGCTAATACAGTTGCAGATGATTTTGATACTTTGTATGTCTATCGTTCAGCAACCAATACCGCAGGCACAATGTCTTCGGCTGGTTCGGTTTTGTATGTTCAAAATGATTGCACGGGTACTATTACTGATAGTGTAAATGGGATTGAAATTGTAATGGATTCTGGCGGAACTGGTAATGCTATTTCTGTAACCCACGCCGCGACCGCTGGAAGAGCGTTGGTAATAGCATCATCTGGAACAACCGCTGCTGGAATAATTAGCGTAACTGCTAATGCATTAACCAGTGGTTTAGGAATGTATGTAACATCGTCTGCTACAGCTATTACAGGTAATGGCAGATTGTTTTATTCCTATCATTCAGGAGCAACAGGAAGCACCGCAACTCTTAATGAGTTCAAGTCAGCGGCAAATGATGAAACAATAATTCTTCAAGTAACTG